GGGTGCCTCGTCCCTCGTTGCTGGTAATGCGACGAACTGGGAGTCTTATATCCGCTTGGTCGGTCACAACGCGGGACTGCAAGAGTCCCTCGACATCCTAAACAACCTGATGGAAGAAGATAAGAATGAGTAATAACCCGGTAGCTTCTAACGAAGCTGAGATGGCTTGGGCATTTCCGAGCGTAGATCCCGGTGCAAAACCTCTTGGTGGGCGTATTTTGGTACAGCTCCGCCGAACAAAAAAGGCAACAACTGCATCTGGAATTATCTTGGTCGAAGAGACCAAGGAAACCGAAAAGTGGCAAAACATGGTGGCCAAGGTCATTGAGATTGGTCCGCTGGCGTATAAGCACCGCGACACGATGGCCTCATGGCCTGAAGGTAGCTGGGCTGACGTGGGCGACTTTATCCGCGTCCCCAAGTGGGGCGGTGACCGTTGGGAGATCCACGTTCCCGGTGAAGACGCGAACGAAGAATCCGCCTTGTTTATGGTCCTGAACGATCACGAAGTGATTGCGAAGCTGACCGGTGATCCACTTGCTATGAGGGCATTCCTATGAGCGTTGAAGCCAAAGACACAAACGAAAACATCAGCGTCGTTGAGGAAAAGGACGGCTCCGTCACTGTCGATCTGCCCGGCCACATGGCTGACAGCGACGAAGACGGCGGCGATGAGCCAAGTTCCCATCAGGACAACGACGGCGATGTTGACCACCCAGACGACTCCGATGCAGTCCGCGAGGCCCGGCGCAACCGCCGCAAAGCCAAGAAGGAATACATCAAGCGCACCAACGAGGAGAAGGACCAGCGCCTTGGCCTGTTGCAGCGTCAGAATCAGGAGTTGATGGAGCGACTGTCAGTCGTGGAGCGCAAGACCCACGGCGCAGATCTGGCCCGCTACGAAAAGGCCATGGAAGACGAGGAGTACCGCCTGCGCTACGCCCAGCAGAAGATGCAGGAAGCGACAGACAACTCCGACGGCGCGGCCTTCACCAAGGCCCAAGAGCTGTGGTACGACAGCCGCCGCAAGCTGGAAGCCATGCACAGCTACAAGGAACAGGCAGCCCGCGCCAGCTCGACAGAGTCAGCGCCTGCCAATCCGAAGCTGGTGCGTCTGGCCAATAGCTGGATGGAGAAGAACTCGTGGTACGACCCAGAGGCTGGGGACGAGGACACACAGATCGCCAAGGTGATCGACAACCGTCTGGTTGCAGAAGGGTGGGACCCCGCATCTCAAGATTATTGGGATGAGCTTGACAACCGCTTGCAAAAGCGATTGCCCCACCGTTATACTAGAAACACTGACGAGACCTCCAGAAGGAGCCCCCGAAGTGTTGTTACAGGATCGAGTCGTGAATCATCCAGTCGCGGAAGCGGCAACCAATTTGTTTTGGAACCTGAACAGGTCCGGGCAATGAAGGACGCTGGCTTTTGGGACGACGCCGAAAAGCGGAACAAGATGATCAAACGATACGCTATTGAAGCACGCAACAAAAGGAGCTAAACATTATGGATTCTCGTCTCAAAAAAACCCTCAACGCAGGTGGCCGTGAAAGCCGATCTTCACAAGATTTATCACGAGCTGCCCCCGAAGAGGCGTTCATCTCAAAGCAGGAACGTCGCAAGATGTGGAGCGATGAGTGGACACAAAGTGCGCTACCAAAGGTTCCGGATCTTCCGGGATGGCATCTTTGCTGGTTATCAACCACCAATGGCTACGACAGTATCGACAAGCGGATGCGACTGGGTTATGTCCCCGTGAAAGCGGATGAATTCCCCGGATTCGACAGTTACCGCGTAAAGGCTGGCGAAGACGTAGGTTTTATCGCGTGCAATGAAATGCGCCTGTATAAGCTTCCAATGGATGTTTATCAGGAGGTCATGCTTCAGATGCACCATGACGCTCCAAACGAGGAAGCGGACAAAGTCCGGGTCCAAGTTGAACAGCTTCAAGGCAACCGCGATAGCTCAGGCAAAAGTCTGGGAAGCGTTGAAGGTGAAGGCTTTGGTAATCTCGACCGAAACGTCAAAATGCCCGTGTTTTACGGGTGATGACTTAACAAAAGGAGTTTCATATGTCTACGACTAATGCTCCGTTCGGCTTGCGTCCTTCGTTCCACCCTTCGGGTCTGGATCGCGCTGTGGTGCTCGCAAACGGTATTGTCTCTGGTTACACCACTGGCATCAAAAAAGGCCAACCTGTGGCCCTTGACTCAAGTGGAAACATCATCGCCGCTGTTGCTGGCAACGCCTATCAAGGTGCGTTTGCTGGTCACGAGTGGACTGATCTTTCTGGCCGCCGTCAGATCTCCAACCAATGGATTGCAAACACTGCATACGTTGCTGGCTCTGAGGTGACCTACTACTACTCCGACGCGAATATCGTTTACGACATTCAGTGCGACGGTAGTTTGACTCAAGCCGCTGTTGGTGATCAAGCCAACTTCAGCAACATCTCCGCTGGTTCTACGACCACTGGTTTGTCGCAATGCACGATCTCCAGCTCGCTGGCAGGCTCGGGTAACGTGGGTGATCTCCGGATCATCGGTTTGTACAACGGCGTGGATAACGCTTGGGGTGATGCATACACCGTGGTTCAGGTTCAAGTGAGCCGAAGCCAGTATGTCGCCACCGTTAACGCCTTCTAAGGAGCAATAACATGGCAGCACCAATGCGCAGTACGGACTTCCGTTCGATCGTTGAGCCTATTCTCAACGAGTGTTTCGACGGAGTCTATGATCAACGTACCGACGAATGGTCTCGCGTTTTCCGCGAGCAAGACGGTATTCCACGTAACTACCACGAAGAGCCCGTCTTGTACGGCTTTGGCGCGGCACCTCAGTTGCCTGACGGCACTCCGGTGACGTACCAACAGGGTGGTGTGCTCTTCTTGCAACGCTATGTGTACAACGTGTATGGCTTGGCCTTCGCGTTGACCAAAGTGTTGGTTGAAGACGGCGACCACATCCGTATCGGTCAGGTCTATGCTCGTCACTTGGCTCAGTCTCTCATCGAGACCAAAGAGACTCTGTGCGCGAACATCATGAACCGTGCCTTCAACGCCAGCTACCCCGGCGGCGACGGCGTGTCTCTGATCAACACCGCTCACCCAATCGCGAACGGTACTTTCAGCAATCAGTTGGCTACCGCTGCCAACCTGAGCCAGACCTCTCTGGAACAGATGCTGATTCAGGTCCGCCAAGCTGTTGACAACAACGGCAAGAAGATTCGTTTGGTCCCACGTCAAATCGTCGTGGCTCCGGGCAACGTCTTCCAAGCTGAAGTTTTGCTGAAGTCGGTTCTCCGCTCCGGCGGCGCAAACAACGACATCAACCCCGTCAAGTCCATCGGCTTGCTGGACGAAGGTGCCGCTGTGATCTCGCGTCTGACCAGCTCGACCGCTTGGTGGGTTCAGACCGACGCTCCCGAGGGCATGAAGCTCTTGATGCGTCGCAAGCTGGAAAAGACCATGGAAGGCGATTTCGAGACCGACTCCATGCGCTACAAGGCCACAGAGCGTTACATCCCCGGATTCACTGATCCGCGTGCAATGTACGGTACACCCGGCGTGTAAGTGACAAGGGCTGGTGTAAAAAGCCAGCCCTTTTTTTCAATCTGATCAAGCTTTTCAAGGAGAAGATCAATGCCTCAGTTTTCCGATGACCTGTTCTTGGGCCCAGCCCAAGGCTACCAAGGCACTGGCGTTTACGCCAACTCTGCCACTTTTACTGGCTCTATTGCCACAACCACATTGACCGTGACAGCAATGCTGTCAGGTGACCCGATCACCCTCGGCATGTACCTCGGCGGCGCGAACGTGGCCACCGCAGGCGCTTACATCACTGCCTTCGGCACTGGTAACGGCGGCACTGGCACCTACACCATCAACGCTGCTGGCTCGCAAACCGCCGCCAGCGCGACCGTGATCGGTGCAGGCAATGCCCTGCTGGGTGATCCAGCCCCAATGGACGTTGGTGTTGGCCCTCTGGGTCGCGTCTACGTCTGGGACTCTGTGCCCCAAGCACTGGTGGCCAACAACATTGCAGCATCGCAGACCCCTGCCGCTGCCGGTTCGTTGACCCTGACCGCTGGCACTGCCGTGAAGTCCGTAGTGCTGTCTACTGGCGCAACCGTGTTGCAACTCGACTGCCCCCGCGCAGTGAGCGTGACCCAAGTGACCGGCGGCGCTGCCCGTGCATTCACTGTGTCCGGCTACGACGTGTATGGCCAAGCGATGTCTGAGGTGATCACTTCGGTGGCCGCTGCAACTACTCCCGGCAAAAAGGCGTTCTTCCAGATCAGCAGCATCGCTGTGGCTGGCGCAACGACTACCGCTGTGACCGTTGGCACGACCGACATCCTTGGCGCTCCCGTCCGGATCTTGGATCTGGGCTACATCGTTCACGCTGGCTACAACAACACTCTGGCCGACAACGCCGGTACTGCTGTTGCCGCTGCTACCGCTACCGCTACCACCTCGACTGGTGACGTGCGCGGAACTTTCGTTCCTGCTACCTCAACTGACGGCATCAAGCGCTTGGTCATGACCATCGCCCTGCCAGCAATTGCAGTGGGTCCCAATGCAACCCGCACTGGCGCTTTCGGCGTCACGCAAGCCTAAAAGGAGAGCGACATGGGTCAATTTCAACCAATGGTCAAGATGATGACCACCGAGCCATCCGTTGAGCTGAAGCTCAAAAAGGGTGGCAAGGTAGCCAAGAAGGCTGACGGCGGCATGATGGGCTCTCCTATGAGCGCTGCTGGCGGTATGCCCGCTGGTATGCCTCCTCGCGGAATGCCTGCTCGTGGCGGCGCACCCGGCGCGGCGGCCCCTATGGCCCCTTCGCTGGCCATGCGTCGTCGTGCAATGCGCGGTATGCCCGCTGGTGCTGGCCCTGCCGGTCCAGTTGGCGCTGGCGCTCGGATGCAGCCTCCAATGACTCCACCTCCCGCAATGACTGCCCCCGCCATGAAAAAGGGCGGCAAGGCTGAAGGCGGCGAGTCCAAAGCCGAGCACATGGCCGAGATGAAGGCCATCAAAGGCGTGAAGTCTGAGCTGAAGTCTCATTCCGGCAAACCTGCGTCCAAGGGCCACAAAGGCCTGAAGACCGGCGGCGTGGTAGACGGCCAAGGTGGTTACGCCAAAGGCGGCATCATCAACACCGAAGACCAAGGCGGCATCTACCGCAACACCAAGATGGACACGGCCAAGCCTGACCGTTCACCTGCCAAAACTGGCGGCGTGAAGGACGGCAACGGCGGTGGCTATGCAACTGGTGGCGTGGCGAAGGCAAACGGCGGCGGCTACAAAAAAGGTGGTGCCCCAAAAAAAGCCTACGCGGCGGGGGGAACTGTTGATTCAGGTCGTCCCGTCGCGATGCCCCAAGGCAGCAAGCCAGCCTCCAAGCCTGTACGCATCAACGAACTCTCGGGAACGTACAAAAAGGGTGGCAAGGTAACTCCTGCTGAAGGTCGCCTCTTGAAAATGTCCGCCTCTGAAAATGCTCCAGCGTTCCGTGCCGCCAAAATGGACACGAACCTGAAGTATGGCCCGGCCAGCAAGATGAAGCTCAAGGAGGGCGGCGATGTCGACCTGTCCAAGGGCGCATACGACAAGGCAATTGGGCCCGACGAGGGTGACATGGAGATGGCACGGTCGATCCGTGGCTTCCCCGGTAAGGTCTTCAGCAAAGTCAAGAACGTGGCCAAAGACCTGTTCTCCTCTGCGCCAAAGGCTGACAGCGTGACCAAGACCAAGGAGTCGGTCACTGTAACGCCCGCCAAAAAGCGCGGCGGCTCGGTGAAGTGCTAAACAAGGTGGGGGCTTCGGCCCCCGCTTTTAATCGGAGATCCGCATGAAAGTGCAAACAATTTCTCAGACCGGTGAGGGCTCAAGCTCTGCTTTGGTCATGAACACGAACATCAGCCCATTCAACGTGGGCTTCGGCGTTGTTGTGACTGGTACGGTTGACTACACCGTGCAGCACACCTTCGACAGCCCAGCCGTGGGCTTTACGACTTGGTTCTCGCACCCCACGATCGCCAGCAAGGGCACCAACCAAGACGGCAATTACGCCTTCCCGGTGACCGGCATCAAGCTACTGGTCAACTCCGGTGGTGGTACGGCGACCATGAACCTGCTGCAAGCGGGCATCTAATGCCATACGTAGGCTGGTCAAGTGTTGCCAATCAGGCGCAGACCACGCCGGGCTGTGCCCTGAACGTCGTTGCTGACGCGAGCACAGGCTATGGCGAGGACTTGGGCGGGGCCGGGGTGGTTGACACCTACTCCTGCCTGATCACGCCAGTGCCCCCGACGACCTGCTTTATTTTGATGGAAGACTCAGGCTACGTTTTACAAGAAGACGGCAGCAAAATCTACTTGGAGGTCTGCTGATGGCTGACACAAAAATCTCGGCAATGCCCCCGGCATCCACGCTTGACGGCACAGAAATTACGCCCATCGTTCAGGCTGGCGCGAACAAGCAAATCACCACTGCTGACTACGTCTCGGAAGTGCTCGATGTCAACCCGGTGCTAGTGTCGCAGGGCGGTACTGCCGCGACCACAGCAGCAGGAGCGCGGACCAACTTGGCCGCTGCGCACTCTGCTGTTGTATTGACCGCAGGCGTTGGCCTGTCTGGTGGCGGTGATCTGACTGCGAACCGGACGTTTGACATTGAGAACACTGGCGTGGTGGCTGCCACCTACGGCTCTGCCACAAAGGTCCCTGTCATCACGTTGAATGCGCAAGGTCAGGCCACCGTAGCATCGGAAACGACGCTCGACCCAGCGGCCATCAATGCGTCCTATTTTTCGGCGTATCAGGATGGCCTGACGACCTTGACTGCTGAAGTCACCGGCCCATCTACGACAACCCCGATTCAGGTGGTCTCAACCGCAGGCTTCCCAACCACTGGCTCCATCATCATTGGTGAGGAGATCATTGGGTACACGACCACAACTGCTACGGCGTTTGGTGGGTCAATTACTCGCGGGCAGTTCAGCTCAAGCAAAAGCGCTCATGCCATTGGGGCATATGCCACAGAAGCCGCGTCCTCTGCGATCGGCGCTGCAACATCAATGCGTCTTGATGTGGTCATTGTTTCAAACAACATTACCTGCGCGGTTCCGGACTCAAAAGTCTACTTCACCAAAGACGGCATTTACAACATTCAATTTAGTGCTCAATTTTTGGCTTACGCCACATCAATTGACGCTGTCACGGTGTGGTTGAAAAAGAATGGCAACGATGTTCCGTTCAGTGCAAGCGTAGAAGAAATACCAACAAAGCATGGCGCAATTCCGGGCGCTGTTATTTTGTCGCTGAACTTCATGGACTCGTTTGACGCAGGCGACTACGTCGAGCTGTACTGGTCCTCGTTGACCGGCGAGACTGTGTTGGCCACGTACCCCAACGGTACAAGCCCAACGCGCCCTGCGTCGCCAAGCTTGATCTTCACGGTCGCTCAGATCGCCTGATCATGCCAAGCAAGTCTCCTGCCCAGCACCGCTTGATGCAAGCTGCCGCCCACACCAAAGGTGGGTTTGGTGGCGTGTCGCAAAAAGTCGGCAAAGAGTTTGCGGCTGCCGACAAAGCCAAGGGGCTCAAGGGCGGCGGCCTGTACGAAAACATCCAAGCCAAGCGCGAGCGGATCGCTGAGGGCTCTGGCGAGAAGATGCGCAAGCCCGGCGCTCCCGGCGCTCCAACCAAGCAAGCCTTCAAGGAGTCCGCCAAGACGGCAAAAATGAAGTCTGGCGGCGTCTCCTTGGCTGTTGGCCGGGGTGAAAAGTTGCCGGTTGAAAAGGGCGCTGGCCTTACCGAAAAGGGCCGTGCCAAGTACAATCGAGAGACAGGTTCTCACCTCAAAGCACCACAACCGCAAGGCGGACCGCGCAAGGATTCTTTTTGCGCTCGGATGTCTGGTGTGGTCGAGCATTCAAAAGGGGACGCACCACGCGCCAAAGCATCGCTCAAGCGGTGGGATTGTCCCGGCTGGTAAGGAAAAACGATGGCATATTCTGGCTCGGTAGGAACGACCGTCGTAACGGTCCAAACACTGATTGACCATGGCGCACGGCGCTGCGGAAAATTGGCTGAAGAGCTGACCTCTGAGCAGGTCCTGAGCGCTCGTGAGTCTCTGTTTTTCTTGCTGTCCAACCTGATCAACATCGGCATCCAGTATTGGGCCATCGACAAGAAGGTCTACGGCTTTTCGCCTGACCGCGCCACCTACCTGCTGCCCCTTGGCGGCAATGACGTGCTCAACGCCCTGTATCGCTGGATGAACCGCCCTGATGGCGCGTACACCACCTCGGCGGGCGGCGCGGTGGCCAACCTCTATGACGGCAACGTCGAGACCATTTGCACCCAGATCACGCCCAACGGCAACTTCACGGTCAATTACGGCCCCTCGAACCCAGTTTTCATTGGCTCCATCGGCTTTTTGCCCGCAGCCAGTGGCAATTGGTCGATCATCTACGAATACTCGCTCGACGGCGTCACTTGGTCCACTTTGATGGATCTGGGCACCATCCCCGTGGTCAACAACGAGTGGGTGTGGATGGACGTGGCCAACGGACAGACCGTGCCCTTCTACCGCATCCGCGCCTACGGCGGCACCACGTTGAACCTGCGCGAGCTGTACCTTGGCAACAATTCGACCGAGATCACCATGTCGCGCCTGAACCGCGACGATTTCACGAACCTGCCCAACAAGAACTTCACGGCCAATCAGCCGTTCCAGTATTGGTTCAACCGCACCATCCCGCAGAGCGAGATCGTGCTTTGGCCAACGCCCCAGAACGCCTTCTACCAGATGACCATTTGGTACTCGCGCCAGATCATGGACGTGGGCGACCTGTACGGTGAGCTGGAAGTGCCTCAGCGCTGGTACGAGGCCGTGATCATGATGTTGTCTCACCGGATGAGCCTTGAGCTGCCCGGCGTGGACATGGCTCGCGTGCAGTACCTCGAAGGCCAAGCCGAAAAGTACCTTGGCATGGCCGAGGAAGAGGAGCGCGACAAGTCGCCGATCTACTTTGCCCCGAACATCTCTGTCTACACAAGGTGACCGATGGCCATCTTTCTGGACACCCTCGGATACTCTGACATCGCAATTGCGATATGCGACCGCTGCAAGATGAAGCGCCCGCACGCCGTGATGCGCAACGACCCCAACTTTCCGGGTCTCAGGGTGTGCAACGAGGGCTGTGCAGATCAGCTTGACCCCTATCGGCTGCCTGCTCGCAAAACCGAAAAGATAACGATTCGGTTTCCACGACCTGACGCCCCATTGAACGCGGGAGACAATTACTTGGTCACCGGAGGAATCACGAACGTGTTCCAGATCTCGACCGAGGGCAACACTCAAACGCCAACTTTGACTGGGAACAAGGACACTATTGCCCCGAGCCCACCAAATAATACGAGCACATAATGTCCGCACAAGTAACCATCCTCCAACTGCCACCGGCTGGCCCCATCACCGGGGCCGAGTCCGTTCCGATCGTTCAAAACGGCGTCACTGTGCAGACGACCACGGGTGCGATTGCTGCCGCCCCGTCGCAGACTTACAGCTATCTGACAGTCATCCAGACGCCCGAGCTGCCCAACAGCCGCTACGTTGGCGCGACCAATGGCCTGACACTCACCGACGGCGGTGCGCAGGGCCTGTTCAACATCAGCACCACGGGCGCTTTGCTGTCGCTGGTGAACTCTGCTGCTGGCTTCCAAGTCAAAACGTCCTCGACGGCCATTACGAACCGCTCAATTGCCGTTTCTGGTGCTGGCCTGTCCATCGCGGACGGCGACGGCTTCGCGGGCAACCCAACGACCTCCCTGACTGGCCAAGTCCTGAATTTGGCCAACCTGAGCGCCAACGGCCTGATGACGATCACATCGGCTGGCGCACTGTCTGCCACCCAGATCAACGGCGTGGCCGACCAGACCGTCGTGTTCAACGCGGACGGCACTGCTGGCTATCCAACCATCGGTCTGGCGTCCAACCCCGTCATCCCCGGCACTGGCGCGATCCTGATCCCCGTGGGAACCACTGGCCAGCGACCTTCTGGCGTGGCTGGCAAGATCCGTTACAACAGCTCGGACAGCGCCTACGAGGGCTACTCTGCTGGCACATGGCGTCAATTCTCCTTGTCTGGCGGCGTCACTCAGGTGGACACTGGGACAGGTCTGACCGGCGGCCCCATCACTGGCGTGGGCACAATTTCGATCACCAACACCACGGTGGTGGCTGGCGCATACGGCTCCGGCACTCAGGTGGGCAGTTTCACTGTCAACGCTCAGGGCCAGCTCACTGCCGCGTCCAACGTGACAATCACCCCTGCGGCTATCGGCGCAGTGGCGTCCGTCTCCGGCACGGCCAACGAAATTACTGCAACGGGCACGTCAGTCGTGGTGCTGTCGCTGCCTACCGCCCTGACCTTCACCAGCAAGACGGTGACCGGCGGCACGTTCAACATGGCTGCGGCCACTGTTCTGACTGCCACCGTCACCACCAACACCGCCGCCCAGACGCTGACCAACAAGACGCTGACGGCCCCGGTGATTGCCACCATCGTCAACACCGGCACGCTGACTCTGCCGACGATCACGGACACCTTGGTGGCTCGGACCACCACCGACACCCTGACCAACAAGTCGATCAGCGGCACGGGCAACACCCTGACCAACATCGGCAACTCGTCACTGACCAACAGCACGATCTCCGGCGTCTCGCTGGGCTCAAACCTGTTCGCCCTCACCTTGGGCACCGGCCTGACCGGAACGAGCTACAACGGCTCTTCTGCGGTCACCGTGGGCATCGACACGACCGTGGTCACGCTGACCGGTACGCAGACACTGACGAACAAAACCATCAGCGGCGCGACCAATACGCTTTCCAACATTGCCAACAGCTCGCTGACCAATAGCTCGGTGACGGTGGGCACCACAGCAATTGCTTTGGGTGCCAGCTCGCTGACCTTGGGCGGCCTGACCTCGGTGGCTGTGACTCAGGACCCGACAACGGCCCTTCAGCTTGCCACCAAGCAGTACGTCGACACCAGCGTGTCCGTGGGCCTGACCTTCCACCAGCCGGTGCAGGCGGCCACCACGGCCAGCCTCGCATCCATCACTGGCGGCACGGTGACCTACAACCAGCCCGGCGGCGCAGGCGTTGGTGTTGGCGCAACCATTACGCTGTCTGTGGCCCTGACGGTGCTGGACGGCTACACCCTGCTCAACACCAACCGCGTGCTGGTCAAGGACGAGGTGAACCAAGCCTACAACGGCGTGTACACATGGGCGACCGGCGGCACCGTCCTGACCCGGTCAACCGACGCCGACACCTACGGCAACGGCCAGAACCAGCTCAGTCAGAACGACTATTTCTTCACCCAGAACGGCACGGTCAACAAGAACACCTCGTTTGTCGTGTCTACCGTTGGTGTGATCGTCTTCGGCGCAACCTCAATTGAGTTTGCCGAATTCAGCAGCGCCCCGGTCTACACAGGCACTTCGCCCATCGTTGTGACGGGCACGGTCATCTCTTTGACCACTGTGCCGGTGAATTTGGGTGGTACGAATTTGACGAGTTACACCGCCGGGGACACGCTTTATGCAAGCGGCACGACTACATTGTCTAAACTAGCGCTTGGGACTCAAGGTCAAGTGCTGACGGCTGGAGCAACTGGACCCGTTTGGTCTGGGATCTCTGGCGGAACTTTCTGAGGAAAAATTATGGCTGCAACGAACTACACACCGATTCAACTCTACTACTCGACCACCGCCTCAACGGCCCCGGTCGCTGGCAACCTGACCAGCGGAGAGTTGGCGATCAACATCACCGACGGAAAGCTGTATTACAAGGACAACGGCGGCGTTGTCCAAGTTCTGGCCACCAAGGGCACGGGCTCGATCGGCGGTGCAACCACTCAGATCCAGTACAACAACGCGGGCGCTCTGGCTGGTAATGCCGCCATGACGTTCAACAGCGGGACTAGCACCACCACGCTGACCACGCTGAACCTCACCAACGCCCTTGGCGCGATCTACGGCGGCACGGCGCAGTCTGCCTATACCCAAGGCGACATCCTGTACTCGTCGGCCACCAACACGCTGTCCAAGCTTGGCATCGGCACGGTCAACTACATCCTGACCTCGACCGGCTCGGTGCCTCAGTGGGTTGCCCCCACCAGTGTGACTGTGCAAACGGCCAACAACCTTGCTGGCGGCCTCGCTGGCTCGGTCCCGTACCAGTCGGCAGTCGACACCACCACCTTCTTGGCCATCGGCGCTGCAAACCGCATCATGTCCTCGTCCGGCACCGCGCCTCAGTGGGTGACCGCTCTGACGGGCCTGACGGGCGTTTCCAGCTCCAGCATCACCAACACCAGCCTGACCTCTGGCCGGGTGGTTATCAGCAGCACAGCGGGCCTTGAGGCTGACTCAGCGAACCTGACCTTCAACGGCACGACTCTGTCGACCACCGGCCTGTCGAATACTGGCTTCAGCACGCTGGTCAAGACGCTGACCTTGGGTGACTCCAACTTCAACGGCACGGCGGTGTTCTCGCTGACCGCGCCAGCCAAGCTGTACATCGGTACCGGCACGGTGACCGACACCACTTCCGCGATTGGTGCAACCAACGCCGCTGGCGCGATCAGCTCTTTGGCCATCACGCCGATCGCCGCGACCAATACCAGCGTCACTTACACCAACGCAGCGACTCTGTACATTGCGGGCGCTCCAAGCGCTGGCACGAACGTCACGATCAACAACCCGTACTCGTTGTATGTGGCATCTGGTAATGTGTTTTATGGGGCGTCAAGCGTAACGCAACAAAGTTCTGCTGTTGTTACTCACAGCATGATTTCCTCGGCCAGCAGTGCCGTCCTAAATTTAAGCGCGCCTACGGGCGCTGGCGCGTATGCTACGCAGATAACTTTTCAGTCAAGCGGAACAAGCAAGTGGGCAATTGGTGGCGGAAACATCGGCACTGGTGGTGCTAACGACTTTGGAATGTACGACTACGCCAACAGCAGACTAATTTACACAGTCTTGGCGGCAAATGGCAACATGTTGATGAACACCAATTTGCAGTTTGTGGATAACACTTACGATATTGGAAATTCTGGTGGGCTTCGTCCTCGCAATTTGTACTTGGCTGGTGACGCTTACATTGCAGGCTCCACCACTTTGTCTGGTGGAACAGCAAACGGTGTAGCCTATCTCAACGGCTCCAAAGTCCTGACCACTGGTTCTGCGCTGACGTTTGATGGTAGCAATTTTGGTGTTTCAGCTTCTGTTGCAACTGCAACATTGGCTTCTTCTGGCGCGTACAGTGCGTTAACTTTTACCAACTCAGGTGGAGCTACAAAAGCAGGCCTGATTCTTACAAACTCAAGCGGCATTTTGCAGTCCCGCGCTGAAACATTGGCGTGGACAAATTACGATGCTTCATCAGAGTATATGCGCCTGACCAGCACAGGTCTGGGTATTGGGACGACTTTACCTACAACAAAATTGACTGTGTCTTCATCGTTTTCTGGAAAACAGATTGAAGTAATTTCAACAGGCTCTGCTTCATATTTATACAACACAGTAGGGGCTAATTCATCCGTTTTTGGTCAAGATAGCACTGGAACATTTATTGGCGACTTAGGCACAAAGCCAATTTATTTTTATACCAACAGTGCAGAACAAATGCGCCTGACCAGCACAGGTCTGGGTATTGGAACAAGTTCGCCCACCGGAAGACTGACCGTCCTTCGCGATGTAACAGGCGCAACCTCAAACACCACAGAACAGGTTTCTATATTTAACAGCGCTACTGGGGTTGCGGGAAATCAAGCCACCATTGGTTTCCATTTGAATAATTCAAATTGGGGTCCAGCAACTACCTATGCCCGTGTTTCAGCGGTGTTGGAAAACGGTACGACAGGTGCAACGGCTTTGGCTTTTGGCACGGCACCTGATGGCTCACTTACGACCGCACCTGAGCGCATGCGCCTAGACTCCAGTGGCAATTTGATGATTGCAACAACAGGCGCTTACGGCAGACTTTCTGTGTCTGGCGGTACTGTTGCGCTAATCACAGATGTGTCAACGGAGCGTCGTTTGAGTTTTTGGTCAACAGCCAATACCAACAGCGAGAACGCCTACATCCAAGTTCAAAACGATGGCGCAACCACCAACACTGGCGAGATGTTGTTTGCGACTAAAAATCAAGGTGGAACACTAGCAGAACGCGCCCGTTTGACAAGCGCTGGGCTCTTCGGAATTTCGACAAACAACCCAACTGCTGGTTTTGCAAACTACCAAACCACATCACAAATTTCGTCTGGGAACTCTACTTCTACTGGTCTTTGGAATGTAACAAATACAACAACCGCCACCAACAATGCAACAACTGACGTTTTAAGATTGCTCAATGCAAATGGAGCACTTTTAAATGGCTATGTGGCAGGCCATGTCTACATTAACGCAACCGGGAATTCTGGAGGCAACGGACTCTCGGCTATTTATGCTTTGAACACGACCAGCAATGGAGCGTCTCCTACAGCTTTTACGCTGGTGTCTTCTGTAAGTCGCGGAACAAACCCACTTTCTTCTGTTGCAATTACAGGCGACGGCGTTGGCGGTGCAGTAAAGGTGCAGGTAACTTGGATCAACGACTCTGGCGTCGTCACTGGCGGAGGCTGTATTGCCTCGTTTGTGGGATTAGCTAGTTAATTTTTAAAAAGGAAATGTCATGTCAGCAACAACAACTTGGGTTATCGAATGGATGCAAGCATCCACTACCACCATCAACGGCCATTCAGAAGTCGTCTTGACCGCAGGCTGGCGCTGTAATGGCACAGAGACAGCAGGAACGCCTGAAGTGACTTACAACGCCACCTCATACGGTACTTGTTCGTTTCCACAGCCCGCAGAAGGCGGTACGTTCACGCCGTACACTGATCTAACTCAAGACCAAGTGCTGGGCTGGTGCTGGGGCAACGGCGTTGACCAGTTCACCACCGAGGCTGGCGTTGTCAATCAACTTGATGCGCAAATTAACCCGCCAGTTATCCAGCCTCCTTTGCCTTGGGCGACGCCTGCGGCATAATCTTGAACGGGCAAACCGCTGGCCCTGACAGCGGCAATTACACGGAGAGATCTCATGGAAAAAGTTACCCTGTCGACCCAATTGGTCAACGCCTTGTTGCAATATTTGGGTTCGCGCCCTTTCGTTGAGGTGAGCAACTTGATCAACGGCATCCAGCAAGAAGCGCAAGGCCAGTTCCCTGAGCCAGTCGCCGAAGTTCCTGCTGAAGCAGCCTAAATCGTAGTTCAGCGCGGACCTACACATGGAAACAATTCATGGCCTTGCCACTGAAACTGACAAGAGATTGAGCGTCCATGAGGCGGTCTGCGTTCAGCGCTACGAAGGCATTCAATCGCGCCTTGATGAAGGCTCCAAGCGCATGACCAAGATCGAGTACCTTTTGTACTTCGTCATCGCGGCTGTGTTGCTTGGACCCGGCGTCGCTGCCGAATTTGCCAAAAAGCTGCTTGGGATCTGACGTGATCCCGATCGTAGCGACACTACTTGGGACCCTTGCCTCCAACGGCTTGGGTCTTTTGTCTTCTGCGATCCAAGCAAAAGGCAAAGAAGTCGTCGAGAACGCCCTTGGTGTCAAGATCTCAGACAACCCTGATTCAGTCGAAGTCAGCAAGCTGCGCCAGCTCCAGTTCGATCACGAAGAGCGCCTGCTAGAGCTGGGCATTGAGAAGGCCCGGCTTGAGCAAGAAGAGCTGGCCGCCCTACTGGCTGCGCAGGCCAACCAAGAGGACAACGTCAGCAAGCGCTGGCAGGCCGACATGTCGTCCGACTCTTGGCTGTCCAAGAACGTGCGCCCCGGCACGCTGGTCTACCTTCTGACCGCCTACGTGGTGTTTGCCCTCCTTGACGGCGCTGGCTACAAGATCTCAGAGGCCTACGTCTCGCTCTTGGGTCAGTGGGGCATGTTGGTCATGACGGCCTACTTTGGCGGTCGGACGGTCGAAAAGGTCATGGAAATGCGCCGAGGCCCCAAATGAGTCTCAGCGACGAACAAGCGGCGTTCCTGCTGGATGCCTGCAAGCTGATCCAGCACGCCACAGAGGCCGGTTTTAAGGTCACTGGCGGGGAATTGTCACGAACCCCCGAGCAGCAGGCCATCTACGTCAAGACAGGCCGGTCCAAGACGCTCAACTCGATTCACCTCAAGCGCTGCGCAATCGACCTAAATTTCTTCAAAGACGGTAAAATCATCTGGGACAGACAAATACTGGCCCCGCTCGGTGCATATTGGGAGACCTTGCACCCCAAAAACCGATGGGGTGGCAACTTCAGGTCACTGGTTGACTGCCCGCACTTTGAGCGCAACGTCGGATAACGGAGAACAAAATGACAGTCGCCGCCGTAATGACGTATGACTCGCTGGTCAACGACATCCAGACCTATCTGGAGCGTACCGATGCCCAGACGTTAGAGAAAATTCCGCAGTTCATCATGCTGGCGGAGCAGATCATCGCGGCTGAAATCAAGTTCCTTGGCAACTTGACGGTGGCCGAGAGCACCATGGTCGCGTCCGAGAACGTGATTCCCAAGCCCGCCCGCTGGCGCAAGACGGTTTCCATGAACGTCACCGTCGCCGGGAAGCGCCAGCCCGTGCTGCTTCGCACTTACGAGTACATCCGCGAATACTGGCCAGACCCCACCGCGACCTCCGCGCCGCTGTACTTCTGCGACTACGACTACCAGCACTGGCTGATTGGGCCTACGCCCACGCTGGGCTACTCCTACGAGGTGCTGTACTACGAGCGCGTGCAGCCTCTGGACTCTTCCAACCAATCGAACTGGTTCACCCAGTATGCGCCGCAGGCCTTGCTCTACGGCACCCTGTTGCAGGCCATGCCGTTCCTCAAGAACGACGAGCGGATGCCCATGTGGCAGACGAACTACGACCGAATTATTGAAGTCCTGAAGACGGAGAACGTGACCCGTACTGCTGATCGTCAGGCGATTGTGAGGGATTCATGAGTTTCAACAGCCCATTTACCGGTCAGGTCATCCAGCCGACCGATGTCTCGTACCGCGAGATCACCCTCGTTGCTGACACGACCCTGTCGTGGCCAATCAACGGAAGCGTGCTCGACAACGCGGCAGCTCGCATCATGGACGTTTCGTCCCTGTCCAGCGGCCTCGTCTTGTCCGGCGTCACTGTCTCCGGCTCGCTTGGCCAATGCTCTTGCACGACCACGCCTAGCCTGTTTGTTGGCCAAGCCGTCATCGTCACCGGGATCTCCACCGGCACGTCGACCGGCATCACGACCGGCAATACCTACTACATCATCGCCACCAACGGCTCGACGACCTTCACGCTGTCGGCAACTCTGGGCGGCGCGGCTGTGGCCACTACGGCTGGGACCACGACCGGCCTGACCTTCACGTTGGACGCCTTCTCAATCGCCATGCCGCCCGCCAATCAGGCGTCGGTGGGCATTGACGCGCTGTTCCGCAACACCGGGTCCTACTCGTTCACCGTCACGGATTACGACAACAACACGATTGTTGTGCTCGCTCCGGGCGAGGCCAAGTACGTCTACCTGACCGGAAACGCCACCACGGCGGGCATCTGGGGCCTGATCGCCTTTGGTGTGGGCACCTCGAACGTGGACGCCGCCACCCTTGCTGGGTTTGGCCTCAAAGCCATTGCCAGCACCCTGAACTCGGCCATCAGCGTCAGCACCTTCGCTTCCAGCTACACCGCGCTGACCTCCGACCGGGCTGCATCCTACGTCTGGACCGGCGGATCTGGTACGCTGACCCTGACCTCGGCCATCACGCTGGGCAACGACTGGTACATGCTGGTGCGCAACGGCGGCAGCGGCACGCTGACCATCGCCCCTGCGGCTGGCATCCAGATCAACGGCTCCTCGACAATCGCCTTGCAGCCTGCTGACTCTTGCGTGATCTGCTGCTCCGGCTCGGCCTTCTTCACTGTTGGATTGGGCCGCAGCACTGAATTCAACTTCACCCAGCTCACCAAGGCTGTGGTGTCGGGCAGCTACACCCTGACGGCGTCAGAGGCGGCCAATACGATTCAGAAGTACACGGGCACCCTGACGGGCAACGTGACGGTCATCCTGCCTCAGACGGTGCAGGTGTACTACATCACCAACCAGACCAACGGCGGCGGCCCCGGCTACCAGATCACCTTCACCACGGGCGCGGGCGGCGCAACTGCCACTGTGCCCGCTGGCCAGCAGGTGATCTTGCTGTGCGACTCGGTCAACTTGCTGAACGCCTCGACCATTGCCGCTGGCGCTGTGAACGTCTCGCTGGTGGACGGCACGGTGGGCGCTCCCTCGCTGAACTTCGCGACCGAGACCTCCACCGGCATCTACCGGCCCGGCTCGGGTGAATTCGGCATTGCAATTTTGGGCGTCAAGTTATTTGGCTTGACCGCTACGGGGCTGAACATACCGGGCACTGGCAACTTTACTGGGGGTGTTCAGGGCGGGACCTTCTAATGACGGCCAAGGTTTTCTCCCTCGACACGCAGCCGGGCATCCAGCGCGACGGCACGATATTCGACAAGCAGTTCTACAACGACGGCGAGTGGGTGCGCTTCCAGCGCGGTCGTCCTCGCAAAATGGGCGGTTACCGAGTCATTTCTGACCAGCTCACCGGCCCTTCGCGTGGCATCTGGGTGAACCCCCAGAACGCCTTCACGTCGATTTTCAGCGGCTACAACGACGGCCTGCAAGTTCTGACCATTGACAACAACGGCGTTGGCGCTGGCGTGGGTGACTTCACCTTGGCCAACTTCACGCCGTCCAACCTGAATTTGTGGCAATTCGACGCCTTCTACGACGTGGCAGGCACCGGGCTTCAGTCTCTCATTGCCCATCCCGGTCAGAACCTCGCCGCGATCGACAACGATACCAACACCCCGGTTCTGATTGGCGACATCACCTCGCTGAACATGGCGCAGATCGGCGTGTTCACCGACTTGGCCACCACGGTTGCCCTGAGCAATGTGGTCACGCTGGCTGCCGTCAATACCCTGATCGGCGCGGGCCAAACCGTGACCGGCGCAGGCATCCCGGCCAACACCACGGTGGTCTCGATCTCCACCACGAGCGTCACGTTGTCGAATAACGCCACGGCCTCGGCCACGGTGACGCTGACCTTCAACAACAACATTGCGGTGTCCGGCGGCGTTGTGTCGCTTCACCCCTACCTGTTTGTGTACGGCAACAACGGCCTGATTCAGAATTGCTCGGCTGGTGACACCAACGACTGGGTCTCAGCGGACGCCAATGCGACCAATGCGGCCTCTGGCAAGATTGTCCAAGGGCTACCAGTGCGCGGCGGCTCAAACGCCCCTTCTGGCCTGTTCTGGAGCCTCGACAGCCTGATCCGCGTGTCGTTCATCGGCGGCACTGGAACTCCTCCTCAATACTGGCGCTATGACATCATCAGCAGCCAGTCCTCAATTCTGTCATCGCAGTCGGCCATCGAGTACGACGGGGTCTACTACTGGTGCGGCGTTGACAGATTCCTGCTTTACAACGGTGTTGTGAAGGAGATCCCCAACAACATGAACCAGAACTACTTCTTCGACAACCTGAACTATGACCAGCGTCAAAAGGTTTGGGCGACGAAGGTTCCTCGCTACGGCGAGATCTGGTGGTACTACCCCAAGGGCGACGCAACCGAATGCACCGACGCCATCATTTACAACGTGCGAGAGAACGTCTGGTACGACGCGGGAGAGGCCCGTGGTTCCCAGCGCTCGGCTGGCTACTTCTCGCAAGTGTTTGCCTACCCAATTGCTGCCGACTGGCACACCTCTGAGGCCGAAACTGTGTTCACCGACACTTTTGACGAGGTGTCCGGAAGCGTCTTTTTGTACAGCAACACGTACAACACTCAAGTGGCACTGCGCCAAGTCATCTCCGGATCGAACATTCCAACCGGCACGACCGTGATGGCGATCACCACAAGCAACATCCAGACGCTTGGCACGATCACGCCCGGCTCCGGCTATGTTGACGGCTCATACTCCAATGTGACCCTCACAGGCGGCTCAGGAGCCAATGCCAAGGCCACGATCGGGGTTTCTGGTGGGGCAGTGGCCACCGTGACCATCACGGCCCGTGGCGCTGGCTATGTGGTCGGCGATGTGCTGAGTGCCACGGCGGCCAGCCTTGGTGGTACTGGTGCTGGCTTCTCTATCCCGGTGACGGCCATTTACACCCAAGCCATTGAGATGTCGGACGCCTCGACCGGAACCGGTTCGGTTTCGCTTACCTTTTCGATCCCGGCAAATTTGATACCCATGTACCAGCATGAGATTGGAACCGACGAGATCAATGGCCAAAACGTGCGGGCAATCCTTAGTTCGTTTGAGACCAACGACCTGAGCTGGCTGGGCGGTGGCCCATCGCAACCAGCCCCGGACGGCAACAACCGCTGGATTCGGCTGGAACGGATTGAGCCCGACTTCTTGCAGGTCGGCGAGATGTCTGTGGTGGTGACCGGGCGACCATTTGCGCAAGGCGAGGACAAGGAGTCCGACCCCTACGTATTTGGCCCAAACATCGGCAAGATTGACATGCGTGAGCAGCGCCGCGAGCTGCGGCTGAGGTTCACCTCCGACGTGGCCGGTGGGAATTACCAGCTTGGTAAGTTGCTCCTCAACGCTGAAATCGGCGATTCGAGACCATATGGCCCTTAACCCCGCACAGATCTACGACCCGCGCTATCACACGTTTGATTCGTGGGCGTCGCTCATGTGCGAGCTGTACGGTGCCCAGAACCTTGAGATCCCCAATGACCAGACCGACTGGAAGTTGTGGGGCAATGGCCTGAACGCCATTGACGTATTTTCCAACGAGGCCACCCCGCGCACTGACCAGTACGAGGATTGGTTCAGTTGGGCTGAGGCCATGATGGCCGCCGTTAACCCCGCGACGCAAACAACATGAACTGGTGTGGTGGCTCAGAATTCTTCACTCGTAACTGCGATGCTGTGAGCACTTTGTTCCCGGCATGGGAGCGTGCGTTTGTGGCTGTGGCCAAGCACCACCTGCCTGAAGTCAAGGATGAGGCGCTCCGGGCCCGCGTGGAGGACTTTATCCGCGAAGAGCTGGCTCACGCCAGTGCCCACGAGGCCTACAACGTCCGTGCAGGCATCACTGAGGTGGCCAATGGCGAGTACCGAAAGACCCGAGTCATCCACCGCCGCCCCGGCGCGAAGCTGTGGCTGGGCAGCATGGTGTCAATTGAGCATTTTGCTGCCTGCATGGGTCGCATGTACCTTGACCTTTACGGCGATCGCACTGGCCGAGACCACAATTTATTTGCTTGGCATTCTCGCGAAGAGATAGGCCACAAGGATCTGGCCATCGACCTTTGGCGCAGTTTGGGCTACTCAGACGCTGACTTGCGCACGATTGCAAGGCAAAATCAGGTCTACGTCATCAAATTCATCGTGAGCCACACCCTGAAAGGCGTCAGTTTCCGACGTCCAAAAGACTGGATTGACTTTTCGCACTGGGCGTGGCACATGACAACCAAGGTATTTGTGCCCATGCTCAAGATCTACTTGCCCAACTTTCACCCCAACCGGGTGGACGATCGACGCTATCTGGAGGTGTCCGCATGACCATGGCAGGCATTCACCCAGTCAGTTCCAAGGAGCACATGCTTGAGCCAACCGACATTTTTGCGGTGGCCGCGCACGAGTACAAGGAGGGCCTTGCGCAGTGCGCCGGAGCGGCCAAGAAGCACGGGACCAGCGCCGAGCGCATGTCCTATTCGATCATGCTCAAGCAGTACAGCGACCCGCGCCTAATTCGCATCCGGGCTGGCAATACGCTGTTCACGATCGCCGCCATGCCTCACCGCGTTGGCTTTGTTTGCGGCTACAACGGCGACACCGCCGAGAACTACATTCAGAATTTAATGGAGTTCAACCAGTGCGCCAGAAAAATTGGGTTTGATGTGTTGATCTGCACCACATCCCCTGACGTTGTCCGAGCATTGAAGCTCGCACTTCGCAAGCACAAAGTTGAGGGCATCAAGTCCCACTTTGATTCCTCAAGCAATCTTTTTTCAATCACCACTGGTGAACCAAGGGGTGAATAATGGGATGGGTTGAAGACCAAGTTAA